CAACAATCTTTGACCGCTGCGCTTCGTTGATGTTATTGAAAAAGAAATCTCCAACCGCCGAAGGCAGAGTTCTTACTGATCCGTTATAGATATGAAAAGCATTCTGCCCAACCCAGAAGGCTGACTGCCCGGCGACCACGCAGCTATTTGCTGAAGTGATTCCACAGCCCTCACCTACTCGATTGAATCCGTATACAAAGGGAGGTCCGCTGTACCTGGCAACGTGAGCGTCTACATCCGTCAAGATCAAAGTCTCTCCTCTAAGACTTACGCCGGTAATGATCTTGCCATCTGTTGTTAAGTTCTGACCGCCAGCCTGATTTGTCGCTGAAGCAGCCCAGACGTTATTGTTTTCCTGGTCGCACCATTCGACTCGATCAGTTTCTCCTCCAGCGCCAAGCGCGAAAACGAAACGCTCGTTTGTAGTTAAGATGGAGGTGTTAGACGTTGGAGCGTTGCTTAGAATCGCCGCAACAACTCCCGTATTATTTGCCCATTGGTAAATCTTGCCATCGGTCGTGCTGCAACCGACTACATACTCACCCCAGGTATCGAGGCTCCAGGTAGTGACCGGGACATATTGAGCAGTATCCGGGCGAGGCGTTCCCCATGTTGAGAAGCCATACGTTGAGCCTCCCCAGCCTAAATTTTGAGCAGCGTCAGCGGTTCCAGACGTAAACCCTGCCGGGGTAATGTCGTGCTTTATTCCGTTTTCAGTTATCGCATACAGGTTCGACTGAGTACCAGCAACGGTCCTTCGGTTATTGGAATTGTCGGTATAGCAAAGAAGCGCCCGGCATATCCCGGTCATTGCGGAAGTTGATCTTCTCCTCCAGCCGCCGACAGGCTGCATCGATTTCTCATACCAGCGAACTAGATTTCCATCGTTCCAGGCATTTGATTGCTGGAGATTCGTACCGTTTTTTTGAATGCCTGGGGCAATGTCTAACGGGAGAAGCGCCATCTAATAACTCCACATCGCAGGGCTGACTCTGTCTGGATCGGTATCAATATGAATAAACCGACCTCCGCCTTTCTGATTGATCCCGACTCGCTTCACGCCATGCCTAATTGCTACCTCAATCAGCTTCAGAGCTCTCTCCCCTCGTACCGATATGTCAGCCGCATAGCCTCCCTGATGAGATCCAGGCCGAGTCTTCTTAACCTCGATGGGATGATCAGCACATCTGTACCCGCTGCTCACAACAAAGGGGAAATCACATTCCTCTCTGATTGAGTCGAGCGTTTCGACAAAGCTGTCTTGGATTCCTTTTGCCTGGCAATGCTGGCAAAGAAATTCTTCGGGCCGAAAAAATCTCACTTAACGAGCTCAATTTTAGGGTCGGCTGAATCCTTAACGATCTGGGCGTAAGCATTCATGACGATTAGTCTTTCTCGCCTGGCTTGCTCAAGCTCATCAAGCTCTGCTTGTATTTGAGTCATTCGCTCAAAAGCCGCCTTGCCTTGATCGTTAGATTTTTCTAAATCAATTTCTGTATCGTCTATGGTGATTTTCATTAGTCTTGAAACCTCTCGTTTTCTTCAACCCATTTCGGTACGCAATAAGCCTTTACCGGAGTGTCCTGCCTTATTTGATCTTTGCTCGATCGCAATCCGTACTGCATAATTCTCGCGTAATGCCAGCAACGATATGCATCTCTAAAAACCATCGGCTGCTCTTCTCCAAAGCTCGTTCCAGCCACTGTGACGATTAGCAAGAATCCTAGAACCACTTCGCTGCGAAGATAAGACCGATCGTCCAGGGAAATATCCCTATAAGCAGCGTTTCGATTCTGGTCATCCGCTGGCTCCCACGATCGAGCCTGTCGCAGAGATTAATGTATCTCTCCGCGCAAACCTCTTCGTGGGTTCTAAGATCATCTCCTTTCGCCATCAGCTAAGAGTCGGCTTCGTGTCAGGGAAATCAGATGTTGAAGGCCAATCCCTTAGTGCTGCTCTGTAGGTTATGTACGCAGCGTGTTGTGGGTGATCTGTTAAAGGCACGATAAAGTCGCTCGCCATTAACTCCTGATCTCGCCAATCTCTCGCTGTTTTTTCATCGGTAGGTGCTGATACTGCCTCCCAATCTGTGCCATCCCACGTTCTCCCTACAAAACTGTTATCAAACGAATCAATTGTAATGTAGGTAGAAGGTACGTTGTCCAAGGGCTGATTGTATTCAGTTACCGAAATGCATATGTTTTCGCTGTCTAACTGTGCATAAAAAATACTAGACATATTCCACTACCTCCCAATCTGTTGCACACTGTCCATTACCTTGTGATGCATAGCGATAGCCATCACCCGCAGTCAAGGTCAGCGTTGTTCCATTTGTTAAAACAACTCCTGCTGTAATTGAAACTGTTCCAGAATAAGCACCACTAACATGGCCTGAGAGCCAACCGTTTTTTGTAGAGACAACAACCATAGTTTTTGTTACATCTACTGAATTAATTGTTGCAGTAACAGTACTATTATAGGTAACCGCAGTAGACCCACGTTGAATTGTTTTTATTGGTGTTGATCCTCCGATAATCATTTCAATATCTCCTTCATAATACTGTCCATCCTATTGTGGAATCCACGAAAATAAGCTGTGCCGCGTTTGACGTAGGCATCGTAGCGTCAGATGCCGTACTATTTATGTTGCTGCCATTGCGACCCACTGTTAACAAAGCCGCTCCGACGTTTTTAAAGCTAACAGTATCTCCGGCTGACGGGCTGGCCGGTAAAGTTATCGTGAACGCTGTTGACGGAGCATTTGCAATAAGCTGATCTCCCGATATTGCGGTATACGCCGATGTCTTTATAAGCCAGGCGTTGTACAACCCGCCGCTCGTTACCCAACTCATCACGCCATTTCCATCAGTTGCTAAAACCTGATTTACATCGCCATCGCTGGCTGGCAGCGTCAAGGTTATGTTGCCTGAGTAGGCTGAGTGAGGAGCCGATTGCAGTCTCGTGTAATGCGCGTTTGACTGCTCGCAGTAGAAATCAATCTTCGACTGAGTCCCACCGTTCTTCAAAGCGATCGCGCCCTGGGTAATCGATACTCCGTTAGTCACTCCGCCGACTGTTGCGGTCGTTGAGACTGTTGCGTTAGCAAGAACTGTGGTTCCGCTAATATTTAGATCAGTTAATGCATCAACGACTGCCGCTCCTGATCCCGCACCATCGGTATACAAAATCTTAGTTTCACCGTTAGCGAGAGAAACATTCGATCCAGAACCCTGGCTAAATGTTATCGCCTGATTTCCGGTTGTCGCGTTTTCAATGATCCAGACTTTGCTCACGGTGTTAGGAGCAATCGTGATCGTCCTGGTTGCCGTCAAAGTTGTGCTAGTAACCTTTAGATGCAACGCTCTGAGATCGTCAGCCGATCCGTCTGGCATTGTCAGAGTTGCATCTGCATCACTGCCGAGGTTTTTTACCTTTGCAGCGAATGCGGTAGCGATATTTGAAAGCGTCGTGTTGGTCTTGGTTCCCCACGTTCCGCTTGCCTCACCTACCCCGATTTCCTCTAGTCGAAGAGGGTTGCTGTAACTTGATGCCATTATCTAGCTCCTAGTTGGTTGAACGACCCAATCGGTCGTAGCAATATTTTGTTGGACCCACTTTCGCCGGGCATTAACGACAACGCTTGCTGCCGCATTAATTTCAACATCTGACAAATGAACCTGTCCTGCAAAAATAGTGACGGTCGAGGTTGCAGGGATAACGACCGCTGTACCCTGGCTCTTGATCGCGGCAATCGTGACCGTAGACGCGCCTGGCATTGCAACGGCAGCGTCAACATAACTCCACTGACCATAGCGTCCAACGCTCCAAGCACCATTTCCGAATCCTTGCGACATCTGTTAAGCCAGGTTGATATCAAGGTCATTCGCCGGGATTCGCAAAACATCTCCAATCGCAATCGTCTTTGCGGCTGTTAAGTTCGCAAACGCTAGAAGGTTTCCGCCGCTCGTTGCGTCCATCACAGAGGCAGCAACTACAGTGCCGTACGCAGCACTAGCAGTCGGAAATTCCACAGCGCTCTGATTAGTCGATTGAGTCGCGCTGGTTGTAAACGTGGCCGGTCTTCTGACGTATCCGCCTCCGGTCACTTCAGTCCCTCCGCCGCTTGCCGTTGGCGCGACTGTATAAAGCGCAACGTAATAATTAGAGGGAGCCGTAAAAGCGTTGCCGCTGAAAACGTGGTCCAGAATCTCATTGCTTAAATAATTACTAAATGCCATTTTTTAGTTTCCTATTGCAAAGGAGAAAAGCGCATTCTTACGCTCGTCTGTCCCCTGGTCCGTTGATCTGATTCTTCAATGTCTAAAACTTTTTTCGCATAAAGCGAGGCCCAGGTTGTTATTCGCTCGTCATCTCTCAAGTAAGGGGCGCTCTGCAAAAGCGTTCCATACAAGTAAAGATCGGGCGCTAACTCTAGGAGCCAGTTTGTTGTGTTTGTGTTTGAAAGCTTCGGCACGTTTCTGAAGTAGACGAGCTCCGCCGTATAGCTTGCATCGGGACTTGGAAAGACCTGAAACTCAGTACCGATATTGGTGTAATGCGTTGGGCGACCGACTGCCGAGCTTGTTGCCTTCAACTGATTCAATGCTTCCCCAGTAACATATTCAAGGGGAGTCACTGGGTTTGTTTTAACGATCAATTGCTGTGACTGCATCCAATCGCTAGGCGTTGCCGAATACTCGCTGTCAATCGTTGCATCCGATCTTGTAATCATCTTTCGATGGCGAAGCGTTCGCGTGAACTCAGCTTCAGCTAGAGTAATGAAGTCTGGAATCTGCGCGGTCAGGTCAGACCGATTTAGCCAATCTGCTATCGAGCTTTGCAGTTCTGCGTAGGAAGAAAGCGACATTAAATCGTTCCGCCTCTAGTTCTAAAAAACTTGTTATCTGAATCGTTGAGCCAACGCTTCAATCGTTTTTCATCGTCCACAATTCCTTTCGCTTTTAAGTCGTAATAAATACTTAAAGGAATCGACGCAACCTTAGAAAATTCTCCCCATTTCGCTCTAGCATCGACCTCTTTTTCGGATCGTTTATTGGCCTCGATAATCTTTGTGACATCTTGACTTGTGCTAATTACAAAATGATCGTCTGCAAGCGTTTCACCAGCTTCATAAGTGAAGTCGGTGGAAATTCCAGACTGCGGATCAAAACTAAGGTTGCGCTTCATCTTTTTCTACCTCTTTATGACGTAGTCAGGTCGCGGATTACTCCGAGCCCTGCTTCGTTGTCAACTTGCAACCCGGCTTCCATTAATAGTAACCACTTACTGGCATCGCCAGTCTTAGCAAGCTCTTGCGTATTCATCGGACGCAAAGTTGCTAACTGGACCATGTCAGGATCGATTACATAAGCGTCACGATTTCGGGAGAACCGATTCGGGACCACCGAAAGGCTACCGAAATCCGAAACATATACATCGGCAGCTCCGATAATTGTTGTCGGACCATCTGGAGCCATGTAACGCTGTGCCGCGATACCCGCGAAGCTACTAACTTTGACCTTGTTGAACGGGTTAACCATCAGAAACTTGGGGTCGCCTCCGTTTTCAAAAACGCTCTGTATCACAGGCTTCAACAAAGTTTCGGTGAAGGCTCTCTGAGTTCCGTTGACGGGCCCGGCGTTGACAATTCCGCCTGACAGAGTTGGGTTCACACCATTAGTACCGTTTGAGGTATTAGATGTTAACCAACTTGTTAGGGGGGCGGTTTTCCGCGCCGCTGAAGTAGAACCACCAGCGGCTGGCGTATGCACTCCGCAAAGGTTGAACTCAAGGTCACGACGCAAGGCTGCACCATTCTGTGCTATGTTATATGCAACTGAACTGCGTCTACCCGCTAAATCGAGCGCCCCAGCTAGGTTGTCAGCGATGATGAAATCTTTTCGCAGGATTTGAGAATAATTCCCGAGCCTTACCGTGGGGACCACGGCTGTGAATGTAGTGCCTAAATCATCACCATCGATATGATGGTTTGCTGCTGCGTTTGCAAGACTGTCTGTCTGCCACTCAAAAAGAGTGTTAGTGATTTTCCTGCGCTTTGTCATGTTACTGACAAAGGGCGTGGTTTCGGGGCTGATCTGGAAGATTGTGTTACTAAGGTCTTCCCTGATACCGACCGCCGAATACCGAGTAAAAGTATTGGCAATAATAGTCATTATAATTTCCTATAAAAAAGATTCTAAAAGGCTTGCGGCATCGCTCACCTTTCCTGAGTTTTTAAGTCGTTGACGCTTTTGCTTTTGCAATTTTGACGAGGGCTTCGGTGTGCTTCCGCTGTTACCGGCCCTGACGCTTTGTGAACGATTGTTTTTTGTTGCCTTCTTGACCCGGCGCTTGCCTTGATCGTAGAGCATCGCTTTTCGCAGAACAGAAATATGATTCGCTTTCACCAGGGCAGACAACTCGTCTTCGGCAACTCCCTGATCGGTTAAATACTTTCTCAAGCTTTCACTTTCTTTAGCCGCTACCTTTTGATCTCGCCATTCGGGAATAATCTCTGGTAACCGACCGATCTCTGCTTGCAGCATTCGCTGATTGTCTTCCGCTTGGAATTTACCTTGCTCTTGAGCCACCCGCTCTTGCTCAGTAAATATCGCTTGCATCTTGTTTTGTTTAGCGTTCTGCCGTTTGCTCCATTCTCGTTCTTGCCTTGTGGCCTCGATTGGGTCTTCATCATAAAGACGATCGAAGTCAGGCTGTGGTTCATCACTCGCTTGCAATTGCATTTGCAGAGCCCCTAAAAGCTGGGCGTACTGTTGTCTTTCTTGAGTCACTGAGCTCCTATCACCGTCAAACGATTTACGTTCTTCAGCGAGAGCCTGGCTCTTCTTTGTATAATCTGACTGACGCGAATAACCATTCTGAAGTTCTTCCAGGCTGACTGAGACTTGTTCACCGTCAACTTTGACTGTGAAGGTTTCGGCTTGCGCGGATTCATCTTCATCTTGATCATATTCTTGATCATCCAGTTCGGCTTCTTCATCATCACCGAAATCCTCTTCGGACTCTTCGGTTTCTAAATCATCCACCTCGCCACCAGTTTCTGGCGACTCGTCAACAATCTCCTCATCTCCCTCGGATTGCTCTTCTTCAAGAGTTCCGTCGAACATTTCCATGATTGCATTCTGTGCATCATCAAGCTGGCTTCCAGTAGAAAAGCCTTCACCGCCTGACAATTGTTGTGTTTGTTCACTCATTTTTTTTAGCCTCTAAGCTTCTGTATAGCGATAGAGTCTGCCGCCGACTGCATAGCCGTTAACAGGTCTTCCATCGCCTCAAGTTTTGCGTGGATTTTTTCGCGCTTGTCGAGCTTTCGCTCTCGCGCCCATTCTTCAAAAAACGAATGTTTGATGTTTGTGATGAG